GGGCGTAGTCGTTTTGGCTGGCCGACAGGCTGGACGGCGTGACGATCACCGGCGCGATCGCGTCGGCCTGGCCGGTCTGGTGGGTGGACGCATGGCTGGTCGGCGTGCGGGCGTTGGACAGCCGCGAGTCGTTGCCTTCACACACCGTCCCGGCCGTCGTTCCGTAGGCCACGCCGAGGTTCGTGCGAGCCGCAGATGCCGAGGTCGCTCCGGTGCCGCCGTAATCGACAGCGACGGCCGTGGCTTGCCAAGTCCCAGTGGTCACAACCCCAGTCGAACTCACCTCGAACAGCGTCGTCGCGCCAATGCCCAAGACAGCGAGTCGCCCAGTAGTGGCCGTCACGCCGCCAGCACCAGCCGCCATCGTTCCCGCGCTCACGCTGCCGAACGACACGGTTTGGTTGCTCGCGATTTTCTCCGCGGTCACAGCCCCGTCCGCGAGCTTGGCCGTCGTGACGCTGCCGTCGGTTGGCGCACGCTGGTCCGTCAGCCGCGAGTCGTTCCCCGCCGCGACCGTCCCGGCCGTCGTGCCGACGTTGAGCGTGGCGGCCCCGCCGAGGCCAGACACGTCCGCCGCCGCCAGCGTCACCGCGCCGGTCCGCCCCGCCACGCTCTGCACCGGGGCAGCCGCCGCGGCCCGGCCCGTCGTGTGGTAGAGGTTCGTCGTGCCCTCCGGCACGGCATCGGTCGAGCCCGGGGCCGCCGAAATCTCGATGTACTGGGATCCGCTCCAGCGGAACACCTTCCCGTTGTCGATCGTGACGTAGATCTTCCCCGTCTCACCCGTGGCCGGACGGGCCGCGGCGTTGGCGTACTCGAGCACGTCGTCCACGAAGCTCGGCAGCTGCGAGGCCTGGACCTTGCCGTTCCCGTCCAGTTCAACCTTCTGATCGAGGGCCGCCTGGAGGCCGACCGTGTCGGCGATGAAGTGGTTGTGGGCCTGCGGCGGAAACGTCGTTGGCTTGCCGGTGATGCCGGACCACGAGACGTTCGCCCCTTCGGCGAGCGTCACGGTCACCGCACCTCCGGCCGTCACGCTCACGCCGGTGCTGCCGGCCACCGATACCACAATGTCGCTCATTCGATGCCCTTCGTCAGAGGATGGCCGGTATCAGGTCGGTGTTTCGCTTGATCGGGGACAGGTCGGTGCCCTTTGCCACCCCGTATTCTACCAGTGCTTGCTGTATGCCAGCCCCGCCGTCGGCCGTGACCACGGTGGACGCCGCCGATTGAATCAGGAGGGTCTGGACTCCGGCGGAGTAGGCGATGGGGTCGCCTCCGGGGCCTCCGACGAGGTTTCCTCCGGCGACTCGGGCGATGTAGTTGCCAGCGGCAAAACGAAGTTGCCAGTTCCCCAGTAGTTCGCAGGTGAGGCCGACCTGAACCCCTTGGCCGAGGGCAACGAGTCCCGATCCTCTGGCGATCCGCTCATAGATCACACCCTCCTCGCTTGCCTGGGCCAACTTGCACGCCAGGTACAGGTCGGCGCAGTCCACGTCCGAGACGCCCGAGGCGACGTCGATGACCGACGAGGCGAAATTGAACGTGTAGGAGCCGGATGAAAACGGCATGGATCACACATCGGAGTTACGCGAGGCATTGACCGAGGCACCGGCAGACGTCACCGACAGGAGCGTCGAGAACGGAATGATGGGCGACAGGCCCGATCCGTTTCGCACATCCACGCGAGCCGAGAAGTTTGCACTGTAGATGAACGTCACGCTCTCGGAAGCAGATGCGGCGACCCGGTCAACGTAGGGCACGAACACGTCGTCGGCCGTCACGATGTTGCCAGCGAGCGCAGGCGACAGACCCGAGAAGGTCTTCGTGCCGGCGTTGAACGCCGAGTAGGTGTACCGCAGTCCCTTGATGCGGATCACGCCGCTCGACGGCGTGTCGGTCTTGATCGACTCGACCACCGTGAGCGCCGTGGCCCCGGCACTCGCCGCGACGGGTGTGTATTCGTCGCGGAGGATGCCGCCGCTGCCGTTCTCGCGGGCGACCAGCACGCGGTCGCCGCTCACGAGGTTGCCCACCGTCACGCCGATCAGCGTCGGGGGCGTCTGCGTCGTGCCGTCGTCGGCCACGAGCTGGTAGCGGGTGGACTCGCCCGCCAGGACGCCGGTCACGAACCAGCCACGCGCGGCGAAGAACGTACCACCGGCAAACGCGCCGAAGGGAGCCGACGGGATCTCCGTGTAGCCCGAGTTGAGGACGCGATACCGCCAGCCGGGGATGCTGTTGAGCGTCGTGGTCGAACCCTCGCGGGTGACATACTGGAGGTACTGGTACGCCTCCTGGAGCGTGCAGCCGTTCGAGAGCGTGATCGTGCCGCGGTAGAGCTTGGAGCCGTTGCCGTTGCCGAGGTCTTGATTCGTGTCGCCGAAGGTCACCGCGACCTTCGTCGAGAGGGCCGCCGCCTGGACCTCGGTCAGCACGACGTTACTATCGACGGCGGTCGAGAGAGCCGCGTTGCTCTCGCCACCCGCGCTGAGATTCACGTCGAAGTGGGAATAGGTTTGCCCCCACTTCCGCGAGAAGGCCGTCACGTTGCCGGAGTCGATGAGCGAGCCGGCCGACCGTACCTTCACCAAAATCTGAACGTGGCCGTCGGCCCAGAACTTCGTCAACTTGTTCCCGTCCTGGACGACGTAGATCGGCGACGCGGCGACGATTCCACCGATCGTCTTCAAGCCACTGTATTGGACGTTGCCGCCGTCCTGCTTCACCGAGCCGAAGTTCACATACTGGGCGGCGTCATCGTCGAGGTTGAATGCGACCGAGCCGCTGGTGAGCAGATTGAGCCTTGATGCCACGGCCACGTCTCGCGGGCCGTCGAGGCGGGACGGATTCGGCGCCAGGATGTCCACGAGGTCGTTGGACGTTGCCGCCGCATCGTCGGCCAGGTCTTGCAGCCAGGCGTGCAGGTCGAGCACGGAGTAGACCGTGGTGCCGCTCGTGTGGCGGATCGCACCGACTGCGGAGATCGAAAAGTCGTCTTGGATGGGCATGGCTTAGTCCTGCTCTTGGAGGGCTGTCACTGTGGTCGTGGTTCCGGTAGCGATCGAGACTTGCGTGACCCACGGTCGGTAGGTCGTGGCACCGCTGGCGTTTCGGGCCTCCACGCGAACCGCTCCGGTGTAGGCCATGTCGAGCGTCAGTGAGGTTCCGGCGGTCGAGTCCTGCGCCAGTAGCGCCCCAGTGTCCAACCGCGTCACCTTCACGCGGCTGCCCGCGACAAGGCCCGACACCGTGAGCAGCGCCCCGGGCAGCGGGTACTCGCGCTGCTGGTCGGTTGCGGTGGTCGTCGTGGCGATGGTGATGTAGGTCAGGAGGTTCGTGGCGGATGCCGCGTTCACCGTAGCCCGCACGCGGAGCTTCACGCCGACGGCAGGGTTCACGCTCACGCTCGCGAGGTTCGCGCCGGTCAAGGCCGTCCATGTACCGTTCCAGCCGCTTCCGGTGTCCGCCTGAAACTGGAGCGTGTGGTTGGCGGTGCTCGTGCCGGTGATCGTGGGGGCCGTGTTGGCGAACCCCGTGACCCCCAGGGCGAAGTACGGCATCTCCCAAATTACTGAATCAGTTAGCAGCTTCATCGCTACGTTCCCCGATGCAGTAAAGCCGGAGCCGACGCCGAGAGATGCAGTGCATTGAGCGAGAGACTCAGCGGTTGGTTCGTTACATGCGAGCAGGATGAACCCAGCAGTTGTCGAGGTCCATCCATCCATCCAGTGCGTCCCATAAACGTAAAATTGACCTGTGGTCGTCGGCGTGTAGCGCCCGCCTCGCAGTGTAGAGTTTTGGCAGGTGTTGATTTGCACGTCCGCCGCATCACCCCAACAGTTGTACGCCTCGAAACCAACCGCGGGCGATGCCGGACTGACCATCGCTAGCCTGAGATTTGTGCCGTAACAGCGTCGCATGACCACACCCAGGCAGGTTGAGAGTAGCGCTAGGTATGCGCACTGGTTCGCACTGCCACCGTCGTAAGGGGTCGAGGACGTGCCTATATTTTTGATCTCGATGTTGTTTCCGCTCGGGATGTTTACTATTCCGTTATACGGGTGCGCGTTCGCAATGCTGTCAAAATTACTGAAGCCATCAACCGTCACCGTGTCCGAGCCGCCTGTGATTGTTACGCCGAAGTGCGCGTCAGTTTGCGTTGTACCTATTGACCTGCTCGCATATTTAGTGCCGATAACCTTGACTCGCGTGCATGGAGTTAACGTGAACCCGATTCCACCAATGGCAACGCAGTCAGTGAACGTGGAGTCCACCAGTCGAGTGGCCTGTATCGCACGAGCCGATGCACCGGGGGCATTGGTTCCGGTCGTTCCAAACGAAATGCACTTCAGCCCAGTAACCGTGTATTTCGCGACGTCTGTTATTGCGAAAGCCACAGAGTTGACCGCATTGTTGGCGATATACACATCTTCTACAGTGGTCCCTGCGTAACTGTTTAGGATTGAGAATGGGGATGCACCCGCCATATCAACCACGAGCCCGACGCCTACGTTCCGAAACACAGCGGTGGCGGTAATCGTATTGAATGACGTTGCTCCGGCAATGCCTGTATTTTGTATGCTGACCGAGTAGGTGGAACTTCCGGCGACGTTCCATCCGCACGAGGCGTAGTTGATATTTAGAGACCCCCCCGGAGTTTGGTATCCGAAGCGAAAGGTCATGCTGCTGGGCGCGATATTCACGGCGTAATTACCGGGTTCGGCGCTCGAAAGTATGACATTCGGAATACGAACTTTACATCCCGTTGGCGGTTTCAAGCCTGCATTGTTTGCCCCACGTGCTGCGATTGTTATGACGCCGGTTGAGCCGTCGCAGTTGAAAAACATTCCTCGTTTATCGCTTGTTGCGACGGCGCCGTCCGTCCATCTCGTGTGGGCGTTGAGCCAGATTTCGTAGACGCCAGAACCAGCAGAATTCTCAATCCAAATCGCTGGGCAAATATCAGACACAGGGTATTGAAAAGTCTGGTTGTCGTTTCCGTTTGTGGTGCCGAGTTCGTACCAGTCGCCGGTGATCGAGTGCGTACCTAGTCGTGGAATGGACAGGCGGGAACCTGCTGCCGTCAACGAACCTCGACCGACAACGTGAATCCATGACCGCCTGCCTGCGCTGCTCGCCGTGACCGTCGCCCCGCCGGGCAGCGTGATGGTTTCGCCGGCCTGGAAACTGCCTGACCTGGAGCGGAGTTTGATGTAGCCCGTCGCAGGCATCGCACCGCCCGCTGCGGCAGGAGTGAGCGAGCCGGTCGCCCACACTCGCGTCAGTTCGCCCGTTGCGCCGCTGGTTCCGCCCGTGACGCCGTTTGAGCCGAGGGCGGCCTGCGTCGGCACGTTTCCGGTCGATGCCGAAAATGGCACCTCCCACACCTGCGTCCCGTCAATCAAAAACGATCCGCCCAGCGACGACGAGATTGTCACTGCGCCAAACACGGCGGCCTGCTGGTTCCATCGCACATCTGCACTTACCGTGACGCTGCCGCCGTTGATCGTGATCGACTCGCCGTCGAGGAGGCCCGAGATCGAGGCCGCGTCGTAGTTGACGGTCGTGGTGACTGTCTGGCTAGCCATACGCCACCCCCGTCAGGGTTTCGCCGCTGTAGGTCAGCGTCTTCGTGGTCGCGATGCCAGACGGCAGCGCCCCCGAGAGGACGATCGACGCGAGCCGGCCTGCCGTGCGGTTGAGCGTCTTGACGATCGACCCGCCGGGCGTGGCGTAGGTGATGCTCGCCAGCTCGCCAGCCGCGTAGGCGAGCGTGGCGGGGTAGGCCCCGAGGTTCTTGGCGACCGTCTCCCAGGTCTCGGCCGCGGCCTCGCCCGTGGTAGGCGGTGCCACCGTGATCACGACCGTCTCGCCGTGATCGGCGATGGCGACCGCTACGGCGTCGGCGTCCGGCAGCACGGCCAGGGCGATGGTCTCCGCGGCCTCGACCACGGCCAGGGTCGCGACGTCGCCTGCAGCGGCCACCACCAGCGACACCGTTTCGGTCGTGCCTCCCACGGACAGGCCGACGGTCTCTCCGCCGCCGACGACCAGCCCGACGTCCTCGACCGTTTCCGCAACAGAGATCGAGACGTCGTCGATCACGTGCTCACGTCCGCGAGCACCCGCATCCGGCCGGCCACGTAGGTCCGCACACGGCCGTCGGGGTAGGTGAATTGGATGTCGTAGCGGTACGGACCGGGCTCGCGTGGCACCGAGAAGCCGCCCAGATCAAAGATCCCGCCGGCGGCGTTCACGACAGTGAGGCCGCTGCCGATCGCCAGTTTGAGCACGACAGGCCCGCCACCTTCGCCACGCGCGAACCAGCACGCGATCGCCACGCCGGTCAGGTTCTCCGGCGACGTGACGCCGCCGACGGTGCGCGTCACCGTGAACCTGCGGTTGGCGACCGTGTCGCCGGCCGTCTGGTCGGGGAAGTCGTACTTTGCCGGCGTCATGGCTTCACCGCCCGGACGGTGCCGGCCAGGATCGTCCGCGTCACGCTGCCGGGGGCCGGCGACACCCAACGGAAGAACCACCGCATCCGAGCCGCCGTCAGCACGGCCGTCTGGGTTTCGGTGAGCAGGAAGGCCACGGTGCTGGTCGTGACGCCGCCCACCGTGGCGGTGGTCATGTTCACCGACGGGGCCGTGAGTTCCGTGCCGGTGGCGTCGTTGTAGATCGACGCCTGGAGCGTGTAGCCGGTGAGGTTGGTGTTGAATGTGGCGGAAAACGGAAACTCGTCGCCGCGCACGAGCGACAGGTTCAGTTCGCCGGGAAGCTGCTCGAACACGGCCATCGGTCACGCCCTCGGATATTTGTCGGTTTCCAACGTGTGAATCCGGCGGACGCCCTGATTGCGGTCCACCCACTTCCACGCCTGTTGCATCCCCTGCGGGACGATCACCTGATACGTCCGCTCGACGCCGTTCTCCACCACCACGATCCGATCGCCGCGAACCGGGTCCGCCGCGTAGTCGGCGAAGCCGATGATGAAATCCCGCGTCTCGATCCGCACCACCTGCCCGGTCGAGTCGATCCCCTCCCATCTCCCGATGGTCGGCGTGGCCCGGCACGTGACCGGATGGCTGGCACCGACCGGGAAGTAGGACACTGCCGCCGAGAGATGCTCACGACGCTGCTGCTCAAACCAGCCGCCAGCCTTCGCGAGCATGTCCTGCACTGCACTGCCCTCCGGCCATGGCCGGGGGCGGGCTGCGATTCACGCGGCCCGCCCCGCGGCCTGGATCAAGACTTCATCAACTTGACGTCGACCGTCGCATCGCCAGCGGCGGCCGAGGCGACCGCGTAGCCAGCCAGCACGTTGCTGCCCACGGTGCTGGTGAAGACGCTGTTCGTCGCGTCCCAGTACACCTTGACGTAGGCGTTGATCGCCTGGTTGGAGGTCTTCGGGTGCCGCACGACACCATCGACGAACAGGCTGCCCTTCTCGTTGGCCGCCAGGGCCACCGGCACCACGCCGACACCCACGCTGCCCATCACGACCACCGCACCGGCGGCCACCGCGGCCGTCGGGGTGTAGTCGATCGCCTCGCCCCTCTGCACGAACGTCGCCATGTTTGTTTCTCGCTTTCTGTGATCTGGAAGGAACTTGAGTCGTCACCCCGGGGCCGGGCTTGGGCTCCCGGCCCCGGGCACGATTTGCACTGTCAGGGTCAGGCCGTGGCCATCCGGTAGCAGCTCTTCGGCTCGCCCTTGGCGACACCGAAGTCGAAGTACCCGCGGACCTGGATGCCGAGCGTGTCGAAGTCCGCCTCGGCCTGCTCCACGACGGGGTTGCGGTTGCCGTTGAGGAACAGCACCTCCATCGCGTTCAGGTCGCCCGGGTTCGCCACGAGCCACCAGGTGCTCGCGCTCGACAGGTAGACCGACGACACGACCTGATAACGACCGGCCAGCACGTTCGTGCTGGGGGCCGCACCGCTCGTGCCGTGGATCAGGGCCGAGCCCATGAGCTCGGCACCCGCGATCTCCAGCTCCGGCGGGAGCAGCAGCATCGCCGGGGCCACAGACAGCGGGTTGCCGTCCGCGTCGGTGACCTTCCGGTAGGCCGACACGGCCGCCTTCAGGCTGGTCAGGCTGAGGGCGTTGCCAGCCCCGGCCGTGGCCCGCTCGAAGTAGGTGGCGTTAGACGCCTGGAACTCGGCCCAGAAGTTGGTGTTGAACCGGAGAGCCGCACCACGGCCGAGCCGGGTGGGCACCACGGTCAGAGCACCGAGGTCGTCGTTGATCAGGTCCCGACGGCTGATCGCGGAGATCCGGCCGTAGGACTTCGCACCGAACGAACGGGCCTCGTCGGTCGCTTCGGCCGACTTCAGCTCGCCGGCCGGGCCGACTTCCTCGAACGTGAACCCGCCGTTGACGCGCACGCCGGTCACCGCCTTGAAGTCGGAGACGGGGCGGATCATCGAGATCCGGTCCCACACCGACTCCACCGAGGTGTAGCCGTTGAGGAGGAACTTGCCGTAGGCCGTGCCGACGACGTTGGCGATCGAATGGGTGCTGGACCCGAACGATGCCTTCAGCACGTCGCGAAGGTTGCCGTCGGTGAGCTTGTAGGCATCACCCTGGTAGCCGTTCGCCTTCGCGGCCCGCAGGAGCATCTCCTGGAGGCCCATGTTCCGCCGCTTGTGGGCGGCTTCGAGCGTCCGCTCGCCGAACTGCTTGTCGACGCCGGGCAGGTTGCCGGCGAGGCAGATCGAGGCGACGAGCAGCTCGTCGGTCTCGGCCGGCTTGGCGACGACGTGAACCGCCGGAGCGGACGGGCGATCGGCACGAATGTCCGCGAGGGCTTCGGCCTTGACCTCCTTCCGGATCTGCTCGAGCAGCTCGGCCTTGATCGCACCCAGGTCCACGGAGGGAGCGGGCGGCGTCACGGCCTCGGGGGCCTTCGCTTCCACGGCGACCTTCGCCGTGGCTTCCGCCGAGGCCTTGACCTCGTCGGGCTTCTGGGTGGCGTGATCCGCCATGGGGAAACCTCCATCATTCGCTTCCGCAGCGATCGCGGCAGACGTAGCGGCGTCTGCTCCGAAAAGGACGATCGACACCTCGCGGAGCGTGCTGGCACGCACCACGCTGATCGGGCCGGCGAACTGGCGGCCGTTCACCTCGACGCTCTCGCCGGCGGCGATGTTCTCGATCCGGCCGACGTCGGCCCCGATCGACGCCTGGAACCGCCAGCCCTTGCGGGCCAGCGTCACGGCCTTCGCAACCTCTGGGCTCTCGCCGATGACCTCGGTGGCCACGGTCAGGTCCGTGCCGCTGTTCACGACATCCGACGCCTGGCCGACGGCGTGGTCGATGTCGTACTGGTGGCCGAGCATCACCGCGATCGGCTGGCTGGTCGTGTCCATGCCGGCCAGGTCCACGACGAGCGGCGTGCGGCTCCATGCCTGCCGGATGGCCCGGCCGGTGTAGCCCACGAGCGAGAACTTCGGGTTGCCGCTGCTCTGGCCGTCCGCGAGGATCGGGGCCTCGATGAGCGTTGCTTCGCCGCCGAACGTGATTTTCTGGCTCACTGGTTCGCCTCCTGGGGCTGGTCGGCCGGGGCCGGCTGCTGATCGGGCGTCGTGAGGTCGATGCCCAGTTCAGCCGCATACGCCTCCTCGGCGGCGATCTGGCGGAACACCTGCCGCCAGTCCTTGCCGCGGCGGGCACAGGCTTCCGACCGGCTCACGGTCTTGTTTTCCAGGCCGACGCTCTCGGCGTTGGCTTCCTTGAGCGGGTCGATGTGCTCATGGCCGTCCCAGCGCCACCGCCACGTCCACTGATCGCGGGGCGGGAGGCCGTCGGGGATCATGCCGTCCACCACGGCGGCCTCGTCGATCCACCGCTGGAGCAGCGGGTCGAGGATCACCCGCTCCACGTCCGCCCGTTCGGCGTTCATGTGCTGGCGATACACGAGGTAGTCGCCACGCATGGTGGAGTAGTTCGCCCCGGTCGCGTCCATCACCGCGACGATGTACGGCATCGACAGGGCGCGGCTGATCTGCATCAGAATCCGCCGCTCAAAGGCGTCGAACGTGCTGGTCGGGTGCTCGGCCCGCATCTGGGCAACGTCCCACCCCTCGGGAGCCGCCATTGCCATGCCACGCATGATCGGCAGCGTCTCGGCCAGCGGCAGGGCGGCAGCGGTGCCGCTCGCCGGCATCGTGGTCTTGAAGATCGCGGCGAAGTCGGCGGCCGTCTCCGCAGCGGTCACGACCGCGTACTGGTAGCGGCGGAGCATCGCGAACAGCTCGAGGGCCGGCACGACCTCGCCGACGCCGCGGTGCTGCCCGGGGCGGGTTGCGTGAAAGTAGTGGTGGACGTAGCGAGCATCTACCCACTTGCCGCCCAGCGTCACGCCGAAGTGCAGCGAGCCCGGGTGGTGGTCGAGGAGGAAGTATTCGGACGGGTTGCCGTCGGCATCGAACCGCACGCCGTCGACGGCACCGCCGAACTCAAACCGGCTTGCCGGGTCGGCGATCATGTCGGCCTCGACCAGCCGGAGATCGAGTTGCACGTTCCGCAGCCGGCGGTTGGTGGTCTGGATGCCGAAGCCGTCGCCGTCGATCGCCTTCACGCTGCGGAGCGTCCGGAGCTTCTTCGCCAGGTCGATCTCCTGGTGCCACTCGAAGACGTTCTCCTCCACGCGGGCGACGGCCGACTGATCGGCGTCCGGCCCGCAGTCGAGGAGCAGCGTCGGCCCCTTGCCGACCAGGTCGGTGGCCAGGGTCGCCACCATGCCAGCGAGGTAGCCGTTGTTCGCGGCCTCGTAGCGGGCACGGGAGCGGAGCGTCCGTCGCACCCACGGCGACAGGGCGGCGTCGGCCGCCATGTGGTCGGCCTGCGACCAGTGGTTCTTGTTGCCGGGCGTGGTCTGGGCGGCGTCGTACCGTGCCCGGATGAGGTTGGTGACGGCGTGCCGCTGCTTGGCGATTGTCGCCTCCAGCGACCGCCGGGACTGCCCGAGGAGGTTGCCGAACAGGCCCATCAGCCGGTCGCCCCTGGGGATTCGATGCGGGCCATCCGCAGACACGCGAACGGCGAGCCGGCGGCGGCGCGCGAGCGGATCACGAAGTCGGCGGCGGCCACCTGGCGATCGAGTTCATGCTGCTCGACCTCGCCGGCGTCGGTACGTGCCCGGCGCGGCTGCGCAAGATTCGCCGCGATCGCGTCGAGGATGTCTTCGTTGGCCACGGGCCGGCTCCGATGGTCGGGCGAGGGCTCGCCCTACCATCACTGTACCGGCGTTCACAGGTGTTCCCGGCCGTGGCTCACAGGAACTCGATGCCGGACAACTCGTCCGAGAGCGAGTCCAGTTCCGCGTAGAAGTCTTCCCACACTTGATCGACGTGCATGGTGGCGGTCTCCGGCGGAAGCGGACACCACCATTTTCAGACCGCGGCTACGTGTGTTTTCGGCCGTGGAATCGCACCGTCAGGTAGGTGCCGAGGAACGCTCCAGAGGCGAGCGGCACGAGGTAGATCGGGTTCTTGGAGTAGGTGATGACGCCGAAGGCCAGGAGCGAATAGAGCACGGACGAGATGCCGGCCGCGGCGAGGGCCTGCCGTCGCTCCACGCAGATGATGTAGCAAGCGTAGAGGATGTCCACCGCCACGTAGGTGAAGAAGATCACGGCGGCTGTCATGGGGGAGAAGTCGGTCATGGCGTTTGCTCCGGCACTGGTTCCCGTCACTTTCCGTCCACTCGCCGCTTCGCCGCCTTTCTCGGGCCGTTTCGCTCCGTTCGGCCGTGAAACGCATTTCCGCGCCGTGTTAGGCGGCGAAGATGCGGTCGAATACTGGTTAGGCGTCAAATCCATCGACCGGCAGATGCGTCCGCTGGAAGTGAACGCTCTCGCCGTAGTACCCGTTGCTCTCGCCCAGCCACCGCACAGCAACGTCGGCACCGTTCGCGGCCTTGAAGCGGTGCGTCGTCCAGGTAAACGAATCGAGGTACTTCGGCTTCTCGACATCATCAGGCCAGTTATCGCTCTCGGCGTCCTCGCTCGCCTCAATGATCGTCTGGCCGATCAAGTCGCACAGCATCCCCTTGGTGTCGTGGATTCGGACGTGCTCGCAGCAATCCTGCATGTGGTAGGCCCGGAATGCCTCTCCGTCCGTGCAGACGAAAAGCATCTCGTCGCCCTCCTTGTTAGTTTCGATCCGATCAATAGTCCTGCCGACCAGTAATGCCGGTGTGCATTCTTCTCGCATAAATCATCCTCCTGTGTTTTTGCCTAACCACGCGATGCAGCGGACCCGCGATGCCGTCTGCCGGAATGGTAAGTCAGCGGTCGCGGGCCGCTGATCGCTGGAGTTCTCACTTCGTCCGCTCCAGCAGGCCGTCAATCACCGCCGCGATCCTGCTGCAAGAATCGTCCTCGTCATGCGATGCGTAGATGTCCCTGACGGTTGCCAACACATCCCGCTCCGCGTCGGTGAGCCGCAGGCGCTCGATCTCTGACTCCAGTTGCGCGACCTGGATCGCGCCGCTGGCGACAGCGTGCCGCAGCCAGTCGGCGGCGTCAGCCATTGGTGCCTCTCGCTCCGCGTCGGTGAGCCGCAGCCGCTCCACCTCCGCGTGCGCCGCCTGGAGTCTCAGTCTCGCAATCTCGGCGTCACCACGCATGGAAACGATGTCTTTCATTTGAGGCAGGGCGGCAGGCCGGCCGCGGCATGGGCGTCCGCGGCCGGCCACCGCCAGCGGTCACCGATACCGGATCACCGCGAACCACTGCCGGCGAGCCGGCGAGTAGGCCACGCCTTCCTCGACGATCGGCCGACGGCCGAAGTAGCAGCAGTTCCGCCGAGCGGCATCGGGCGTCGAGCCGGAGCCGATGCCCTCGTACTGGCCGCACGACGAATGCACGAGCGTGCCACGTCGAGCGATCACGGTGGCGTGGTCCTGGGCGGAGATGACGACCGACCGCCGCGGGGCCACGATCACGTCCTGTGCGATCGCGGTGGTGCAGAGCAGGGCGGCCACGAGCGTAAGAAACTTCATGCTGGAGTCCTTTCAGCAAGGGTGAAACCGAACCACCCGCAGGCTCGCACGGATCCCGCAGCCGTCAACCGAGGCTATCGGCCGAGTTTGGCCAGCAATTCCGCACGCCTGGCGGCCATCTGCTCCGCGGTGATGACGCGGGCCGGGGCCGCCGGCGCACCATCGGCACCGATCGCCGACACGCCGGAGTAGCTCGCCGCCACCGCCGCCCCGATCAGGCAGTCCCACAGGTGGTTATCCCTGCCGGGGATCAGCCGCCACTCGTCCACCACCCGCTGCCGGCTTTCCACGCGGACCGGCACCTCGCTCGACAGCTGCTCGGCCAGCATGTCGTGCTCGCCGGCGTGGATCGTCAGCCCTTGCGGGTCGCCGACCGGCAGTTTGACGCGGGCGGCCACGAACGTCTTCCAGGCGTTCGTGTCGTAGAGGATGTGCCGCTGCCGCTGGATGGTGCTGGTCCGCCAGTTGGCCCCGATCCGTTCGCCGCGGTCGGGGGCCTTGTCGCTGATCGTCTGCCCGCTGGCCCCCACGAAGCGGCCGTGCGTCGGCAGCACCCGCGGCCCCCACCGGGAGCGGCGGGCGAAGTCTCTGACCACGCCCTGCGACTGTGCCCAATTCGCATCGATGCACAACTGGCCAACGCGGAGGACGGCATCGTCCGTCTCGCGGGTGAACTCCCGCTCGAGCAGATCGCCGGCCAGGGCCTCGAGGCCTGCCAGGATCGCCGCCTCTACGTTTGCACCATGGGCGCGGGACAGCGTCTTCTTTGCATCGCGGAGGGTGAAGTAGGCCCGGCCCTGGTCCGGGTACGTTCCGTAGGCCACGACGTGCCCGCGGAACTGGTGGCCCCATGCCACGACGGCCCAGTAGAGCAGCTCCTTCTGGACGTCCACGAACGCCGTGAGCGTGTCGAGGCCGCGCGGCACGGTCCAGCGCGGGACGTTGATGATGCGGCTGGTCACGTCGGCCGGCTGGAGCCCGTCCGCCCTGGAGGCGTCTTCCAGGGGGTCATTCTGGAACTCGGCAGCAAACGCCGCCTCGCCGCGGTCGATGCGGAGGTTCCAGGCGTGTTGAATCGCCGACAACTCGTCGGCTTGTTTGCGGGCTGGCCAGCCGACCTTGGCTCCGGCGTCCATGGCCTCGCGGTGCTTGGCGTAGAACTCGTCGGCCGCGGCCGTGCCATGGCCGTCTCGTTGACCACGCCGCCGTAGTTCCGCGTACTCGTCCCACAGGGCGGTCGCGGTCGGCCACTGGTAGACCAGCCGGAAGCGGCGGCCTTGCCAGGCCGGGTGGCGCTCGCGGTCCAGGAGCCGGTCCGCCAGGTCGTCCGGGCAGATGACAGTCACGGTCGCCAGGCCGGCGATCTTCACGCCCGGCCCGGCCAAGCCAAGGATCGCCCCCTTGAGCACTGCTTCGCGGTTGGCCACCTGGGACGGGCTGCGGGCGGATTCGTCCGTCTGCGGATCGTCGATGAGCACGAGCGAGGGCCGGACCTTGCGTCCGTCCGCCGCCCGCTTCGCGGTCATGCCTCGGATCCGCCCGGTGATGCCGGCCACGCGGATGATGCCGCTGGATGCCGGCGAACCGGGGATCGTCGGGAATTGCACCTCGTTGGCCGTCCACTGGATGTGGGTCGGCTTGCCGTGGTACAGCTGCCCCTTCGCCCGCTGGTGAATCCGCTCCAGGGCCACGATCGGAAACACCGCCTCGGGGAAGTCCTCGAGGAGCAGCTCGTTGGTTTCGCACTCGACCTTGATGCTGTCCAGCATGGTCGAGGCGTGCCCTTCATCGCTGCCGATGATCGTGACGAACTCGCGGTAGCCGTAGAGCAAGGCCCAGAGCGCCGCCGCCTCCACGAGCGACGTTTTGCCGGAGCCGCGGGCCATGGCAAACGCCAGCAGCTCGCCGCGGATCACCGCGGCCTCCACCGCCGCGATCGTCTCCAGGTGGTCGTCGGACCATTCCAGGCAGAACGTCGCCGGCATGTAGGATTCGCAGAACGATCGGAACGATGCCCGCGCCGCGTCCTTGCGGGCCTGGTTCACGACTTTCGGCATCTCGCCGATATCGCGGCCGGACTCAGAAAGCTCGGACTGGCGGCGGGCGGCGCGGTCCTTGTGGGATTCGTAGGCGTTTCCTGGCGTGCCCAGCTTCTTGCGGGCCTGCCGGATTTCCTTCAGGTCACGCTCGAGCTGGCGTTCCTTCTCGCGAGCGCGTTTGAGGACGTTGTCGCCGCTCATTCATTGGCTCGTGTGGCCTTCTTGCCGGTCAGCGTTTCCCACCGCTTCACAATCACGTCGCAATACTGCGGGCTGATCTCCATGCCGTAGCACTTGCGGCCGAGTTGTTCGGCGGCGATCAGCGTGGTGCCGGTTCCGCAGAATGGATCCGCGACCGTTTTGGCTTCACGGCAAAGCGACTGCATGAACCAAGCCGGCAGCTCCAGCGGAAAGACCGCCCGGTGTTTGTCGGCTTGGTCGTTCTTACCTCGTGGGTCAAGCCGCAGCACGTTTGACAGTGTGCCGTGAAAGTCAGCGAAGGGCACCGCCCGCGACGCGTTGCCTCCGAACACGAAGCAAAACTCGAAAGCGTTCGACAATACATTCGCTTGCATCTGCGGGGCGGCGTTGATCTTGTCCCATACGATCACGTCGACCAGATCGTCCGCCCGATCGGCGAGCCATCGGATCATCGCCCGCTTGTTGTCGGCGAGCATTTGGACATTACATATCACGCACTCGCTCACGGGCCGAAACGCAGCGAACCAGCCCGCCATAAGATCCGGCCACGAGTCCGGATCGTCTTCGTGCTGGTCGTAGAACGATTCGCGCTTTGCGGCCCCAGGGATGTAGTGATCTCGCAGCTTGGCAACGTTGGCCGCACCGTAAGGCGGCGACGTGAAACAAAGGTCCGCCTTCGCCCCAGCCATCAGCCGCTCGACATCTTCCGCCTTCGTCGAGTCGCCGCACAGCAGGCGATGCTCCCCTAGCAGCCACAGGTCGCCCGGCTTCGTGATCGGATCGACCGGCGGCTCGGGGACCTCGTCCTCGACGATTTCCTTCGCATCGTCCTGGTAGAGTCCAGCCTCTTCCGCCAAGTCCGCAAGTAGCTGCTGAACGTCCGGTGAACCGGTATCGACTTCGCGGAGGATCGCGTCCAGCTTGGCCGCATCGGCTTCCGCCATCGCGGCCAGCGGGTCGAGCGTCGCGAGGATCTTGTCGGCCTCTGCTTCGTTGACGTCGAGGACCAGGACCGGAACTTCCTCTTCGCCGATCGTCTCTGCCCGCAGGTGCCCGTCGATGAGCATGAGCGAACCGTCTTCCAGTTCACGGGCGAGAACGGCGTCAGCCATCCCAACCTCCGACAACAGGCCGCGGAGGGCGTTCGCCTGGGCTTCCGGGTGGGTTCGCCAGTTCTTGGGGTTCGGCCGCAAGTCGGATGCGGGCACGCGGCGTAGTTCGCGGATTCGGTCGCGGATTTTCATGGGGTTTGGTCCTTGGAAAGAAAGTCAGTCGGCAAAAGTGGATTTCGTAGCCGGGGCACGCCGCGTGCCGCGGCCGGGAGGACCCGTCGGCCGCGACCAAAAACCGCGTTTCGCCCGTGTTTTTCGTATGCCATGTGCGTTTCGTCCTTGTTTTCTAGGGGTTTTCGCACGCCCGTCAACCGACCTCGCCCTCGACCCCATGAGCAACAGCCGTGCCATTCCCATGCCGAATCCACCAATGGCACAGCAGCGCGGCATCCGCGCGCCCGTCGTCCTTCACCCGTGCGAACAGTGACGCCTGCCGTGGCCACAGGTTGGCCGCTGCCTGCCTGTGGGCTCCCTTGTCCCTGCTCACCCCGAGGGCCTTCGTCCATGCCTGCGGTCGCACGAGCACGAGCGGCAGGGCCAGCCCTGCCACCACGCCCTCGACCAAACCGAAGGAGCGGCCGAAGCTGAACGCAGACGTCGCCCCCGTGCCCTGCACGCCCTGCACGTGCTCGAGCACGACGGCGTCGATGTCGCCTGGCTGGCCAGCGAGGATCTCCCGCAGCCCATGTGGGCAGACGTGCCGCTTGCCACGCACCTCGACGGTGGGCATGTCGAACGCTTCGATTGCGTCTCCCCAGATTGCGGCCACCGCACCGCTCACGCCCGGGTCGATCCCGATCACGATTCCCATGCCGTCATTCTCCCACGAGTCGTAGTGTGCGAGCCTTGCCCTCGTTCCACGTCACCCAGCCCTTCCGGGCCATGAACCGCAGGTGTTGCTTCACGCCATTCGGTCCTGCGATGGCGAGGTCTTCCGCCAGCTCGCGAATCGTCGGTGGGTAGCCGCGGTCGCGGGTCAGCCGGCGGATGGCCGATACCACCTGCCGCTGCCGCGGCGTGAGCGCCACCCGGCCGCGCCGGTCGCGCGGCTGGTTCTCGATCTGGTTCCAGGTCACGATGCCTTCCCAAACGCGGCAGGCTCGACATCACCATCGGCCGAAACGCGACCGAACATGGCATCCTGACCAAGCAACCGCTTCCTGGCGTACATGAGCACTCGACGTGCTGGCAGCATGTCGATCTTGAGCTGCTGCACCTTGTCGAGTACCAGCCCCTCGATCATTCCGAAGTCCGATGGCGATGCCCCTTCGATCATCCCAACGAACTCGGACGCCAATCGCCTCGACTCGTCTGCGTCCACCGGCACAGACTTGTGGACCTCAAAATCCTTGCGCGACGATGACGCCTGTTTCCTCGCGGACGTCAATTCCCGATACGCATCGAGAATCCACTTGATTTGCGGGTACAGCGTGTCCCGCGACCGCTTCACGTTCCGCAGGGCATCGTAGAGCGTGTCCTGGTCGAGGCCGCCGAGGTCGTCGTTCAGCAGACGTCGCTCCTCGTCGGACCACTGGCACTGCGGCCAGAGTTGGTTCATGGCAACCTTGTTTTGATCCCACGTCCTCATAGATTTCCTCCTGCCATTTGCCGACCTCTCCCGGATGCCCTCGTCTTGGCATTGTCGAACTCACCGGCCAAGATCCGATCCACGAAGTCGAAGAACCGGGTGACGGCGAGCGATTGCTCGAACCACTGGCACGACGGCAGCCGCGCCATGGCCTCACGCGCCCGCCCGAGCCACCCCGGGGACGCGGCGTAGTCCACCCAAGCCGAAGGCGGCCCGAGGGACGTCCAGGGCACAGCCCGGCCTGTGGCGTTCCACTCGGCCACGAACCGCTGCCACTCGTCGGCTGCCCACCCTGGCTGGCGAAACTCGTCGCCCGCTGCCGTGTGTGTGTGTGTGTTCTCTTCTTGGATAAGGGAAGGATAAGGGGCGATCGGTTTGCGATCGCTCTGCGATACCGTCTGCGATCGCTCTGCGATCGTCTTGCGATCGTTCCCGCCTCCCCACCTCGCCACATTGCCCTTCTTGCCAGCCTCCGACTTCTTGGCTGACATCTCGGCCACCGCCACCCGCTCGCGCTCCAGGCGGTCGTGACTGAGCCGTCCGTCTTCGAGCACGGTCAGCCGCTCGCGGATCTGCTGCCAGTCATCCGGCTCCAGGCCGCCTGCGATGCGGCTGCAGGAAGCCTCGTTGTCGGGGATGCCGCCACGGGTCCAGGCGTAGCACAGCAGTCGCATGTACGCCCCGAAACACGCCGGCGTCATATCGACGCACGACGCGATCAAGTCGTCGCAAAACAGCGGCAAAACGTGGTGGCTGTCGGCTTTCCTTGCCATCGCTCAAACCCCTTTATTTGTGGCCTTCTGACGCTTCTTGGACGACTTCCGCATGGCCAACGTCTCGGCCTCGTACCGCTCCGGGTCGGCACACCACTTTTCGTACTCGCGGATCGAGTACCTGACGCATCCGCCGAACCGTGTGGGCCTCGGGCCTCGACCAGCCACCGCCCAGTTGGCGAGCGTCCCTGGCGAGACTCGGCACCGTTCGGCGATCTCCTGCCGCGTCAAAAATGCTTCCGGTTGAATCATGCCGTTTCGCTCCTCATCACTGGACATAATTTCAGTGTAAGTAGGTGCCGAGGTGTCACCGCGATCTTGTGTTCCGATACATCGCCTCACGCCCGCCGGTCCCCGACCGGCACTCGCCGCATCGCTCGATCCGCCCCGCGTCCCGCAGCTCCTTGAGCCGCTTGCTGACCGCGGCGACCGTCAGCCCTGTGCGCTTGGCGATCTCGCTCTGCCCTGCCGGCCCGCCCACCAGGGCCTCGACGATGGCCTCGCGGTGCCCGCCGGCGGTGCTCGCCGCCCGCTTCGCGGCCGCGTGCGATGTCGCGGGGTCGGTGGCCCTGGCTCGCGGCTGCGAGAACAGCGGCCCGTAGTCGATCGTCTGCGGGTAGTAGTCGCTCATGTCTCACGCTCCTTCGTGTATTTGCCCGGATACGCCGGGCGCGGCAGGATCACCGGCCGGAGTGACCACCGGCTCCTGCTGCGGGTGTTGTCAGACGACCGCCCGCGGCGTCCTCCCTGTGGCCTTGATGCCAGCAGCCACTTCGGCCGGGAGCGGCCGGTGTTTCAGTCTCCCCAGTTGCCAGACACGGGCGATTCTCCTCGCGGCACCTGTCGGGCCGCGTCAACGAGCTCGTGCCCCCACCGCTCGAAGAACGCCGCCCTCGCGGCGTTCGCGTCGGCCTCGGGCCGCTTCCGTTGCATGGCCTCCATCGCGACGTCGTTCCGGATTCCGGATGCCGTCTGCCAGTCCGTCGCCGTGCGGATCGCCTCGACCGCCTGCTCGATGGTCAGCATGCGTCCGCCTCCTGCCGCAGCTCCGCGGCCCGCTCCGCGAGCCGCTGGCGGATCGCGTCGATCTTGTCGGCCGCCTCCCGCTTCGCGTCCGCGAGGCTGGAGTGGAAGCCTTCCGGCTTCACGATCGTGCCGTGCCGCAGCTGCACCATCGGCAGCCCCCGGAAGACGACCAGTTCGCCCGCCTTTTCGTAGAGCGTGACGTCGCACCCGTAGACCTCGACCTTGTGGACCGTGCTCATGTCGCACCTCAAAACGGGATGTCGTCGCTGTTGGTCGTGCCGGAGGCCGCGTCGGCCTTCTGGGTCGGCGTCCGCTTGGCCACGGCCTTCGCCGGCTCCGGCTCGCGGTACTGCTCGAAGGCCGGGGCCGACGAGGCCGCGAAGGCGTTGCAATACACCACCGGCTCGCCGGTCTTTTTGCTGACGCCGCGAGCCGTCGTGACCCGCACGCGCCGGCCGATGATCGAGTCGTCGAACGCCGCATCCCTCGGCAGCCCGATCGCATCGGCCAGTTGCATGGCCGCCTTGTGGTCCCGCTTCTCCTCCGGGTTGAACCACTTCTCCACCGGCTGATACGTGCCTTCGACCGCCTGGAAGGTGACGATCAGGGCCTCGCGGCTGCCGTCCTTGGCCTGCCACTCCTTCCGCTTGATGATCTCGCACTCATGCGTGTCGTCCGGGAGCAAGTCGTCCCCCGCCTCGTATCCCGCGTCGTACCTGTCGAACCTCATGTCTGCACCTCTGGGCTATGGGTCTCACCGATCCGCGTCACGACCGGGTTCGCCCGGCCCGCCTCGATCCCGATTGCATGAGCCGCGATCAGGGCCTCGTGCAGCCCAAGGTCTCCGGCCCGACACTTCCGCTCCACGTCCGCCAGCCGCTCGGCCGCGGTCGTGATCTCGGCCTTCCGCTTGGCCCGCCACGGGGCCGCGTCATGCCACGACATTGGCGGCCTCCTTCGGCTCGAGCACGTCGTGCCGGGCCGCGATCGCCGCCCGCAGGGCGTCCGCCTGGTCGGCGGTCAGCTGGCCGTCGGATTCGTAGGCGTCGATCTTGTCGCCCACCTTGCCCAGCGTGGCCACCGTCTTCGCCTCGGCGATGAACGTGGCCATCCGCTCGTGCAACGGCGGCTCGTCGCTTGGTGCCGCCGCCGGGGCCGTACCCGTAAACAGCGGCCGGAGCGTGTCGATGCTCATGGGCATCGACTCCGGCAGGCCGAACCGGTTCTTGGCATCCCATGCCGCCGACCTCTGACAGTGCATGATCCGCTCCTTCCCGCCGCGGCCCTTCATGCGGCCGTCGTCCCCCTCGGTGACGATCGTGCGGTAGTTGAGGAACAGCAGCAGGTCGCACCATTCCTTGAACAGCGGCCCGACTTGCTTGTGCATCTTCAGTTCGTAGCGATCAAACCCGTCCGTTTGATCTGGCGGACTGACGCGAACAGACTTTGAATGCGCGACCCATACAACGTTCAGCCCAGCCCGCACCATCTCGTCGCATGTCGCCAAGCATTTGCTGACGATTTCGGCAAGCATTACGTAGCCCTTGCCGTATCCGTAATCTTCGATAGACGTCCGTTTCTTTTCCTTGTCGCTCTCCAGCAGGTGAGTCGTCGCAAGAGACTCGGCCCAGTCAGCGGAGTCGATCACCACAGTCTCGTAACCCTCCCTGTCGCGAATCAGTTGGTGCATCACACCCAAAAGATCAACCCACTTCCGAATCACTGGATCGTGTTCGTCCCTCGGATTAGGGACACGTTCAACATCGAAATGGACAGTGCTGCCCTCTGTGTCCAGGAACACTGGCCGCGGAAACTGGCTTGCGAGCGTCGTCTTTCCGATGCCCTCAACGCCGTACAACACGACACGCAGCGGCTTGCGAAGCCTGCCCTTTGAAATCTTCAGTCCCATTCTTCGCCTCCCTTCTCGGCGTGCTCGTCGATTGCAACGCACAACCGCAGCACGACCTCCGGTGGAATCACGTAATGACCCTTCATCCCTGTGTGCCGCATCCGCTGCACGAGCAGCCGCGCGACCTTCACCACCTCGGCCGCTTTGGCGTAGTGGTAGGACAGTCGCCCTACACGTTGCCTCTGCTCACCCGTCCGAATCGCCCGTGGCAACATCCGTGGTGCCCTCCGTGTAGACATGCAGTTCCGGCAGTTCGTCTCGCCGCACGAGCACCGCGGCCGGAGCCGTGATGCCGAGCTTGGCCACAGGCCGGCCGCTGGCCAGCTTGCGGATGTCGGTCACCATGACGTCGATCCGGGTGCCGTCGGGGCAGGTGAGCACCAGCCCCTCGTCCACCTTCCTGCTCAAGATCAGCACGTGCCTCGCTCCTTCTCCCGCTGGTCAGCCGTGACTCGCGGGCCTGCGTCCTCTACCTGCGGCTCCTTTGCCGCTCCTTCCCGCTGGCTTCCGAGCCCGCGGTCTCCTGATTGACTTGCTCGCCGGCCTGCCTGCCGCCGGCGATGATCGGGGCCGAACCGTAGGCCGGCTTGAGCCGCTCCAATTCGCGGAGCCGATCCAGGGCCACGGCGTCGTCGATGAGGGCCACGCCCAACTGCGGCAGCACGGCCGTCAGCCGGTCGCGGGCCTCGACGATCACGTCGTAGGCTGCGAGGTTGTCGCCGAGCGTCAGCCGCTTCTCGATCGGCATCCGCATGGCGTCCGCCAGCGGCAGCGCGCTCCGGCAGTCCTTGCACCGGTGCAGCCGGCCGACCATGTCGTAGCCGGCCGCGATGGCGTCCTCGATCAGCCGGAGCCGTTGAGCATCTCGCGAAGATCCGCAGGGCAGTGCGGTGCCTGCCACCGGTACTCGCTGAACTGGGCACGGCTGATCCGCTCGGCTTCGCTCCAGCCCATGCGAATCACCGCACAGGCGGCCCGAATCTGCAGCGGGTTGGGATCCGGCTGCCGGCTGAACTCCCCGCCGCGTTGCCCGAGTCGCGAATCGCGTTCGTCCTTGAACATCTCGACCTCCCTTCCGGGCGGCCGACTGCTTCTTGCTCGTTGCCATCGGCGCGTCCCTCGCCTTGGTTCCCGTCGATCGCGGTGATCGACGTTGGGCGAGGTTCTACGCGACACTTCAGAACTCGTCAATGCCAAGTTATAAAGCGTGCTTTGCAGCAAAAAACTAGAGGGCGGCCACAAGCCTGTCGGACGGGATGCCCAGGGCGCGGGCGAGCTTTGCCAGCGTCATGCCGCTCGGGTTTTTGGTCTTCCCGCGGCGGATGTCATTGAGTGCCACGAAGGTGATTCCTGCCTTCGCGGCAACTTCATCCAGGTGCAGCCCTGCGGCATCGGCCGCTTGTTCAATCACGACGCCGAGCCGGCAGGACGGCGTCCTCCGTGGGGCACCGCCAGCGTGGCGGGCCTTTTTGGCCTTTGGGCGGCGCGAATGTCGGGTGCTGACGGTCGCCATTTTCCGCCCTCCGGTGCCAATTCTTTGCACCGACTCCAGACTGATCCTATGGTCAATCGAGGAGCCGAATACACCCGGAAGGGCTCGAACCTTCAACCTTCGGTTCCGTAGACCGATGCCGTACCGAGGGGGTCATTCCCCTGTAGGGATTGTTTTGATTGTGCGGAAAGATTCTGGAGTTTCGGCCACCACTGCCGCATGAAGCGGCTTGTCTCGCGATGGATGCGAACTACATCAGATGGGTGCATCCATGATTCGCCACGTTGCCTCGCAGACCCTCGCCGACTACGTCGGCCACTACGCGCTCACGCATCCGCTCGATCGTGAGTCGCTGCGGCAGTATGAGATCGTCGTCCGGCTCCTCGACCGCTGGGCCGGCCACCCTGTCCGTTTGGATGAACTCGACACGCAACTCGTGTCGTCGTGGCTCGCCGAATACGGGCAGACCGTCAAGCCGAGCACGGCCCGTTCCAAGCGGCAGATGGTGTTGAGCCTGTGGCGATCCGCCGTGGACGACGGCCTCGTCGATCCGGTGTCGCTGATGCGGCGCGTCCGCCGCGTCCGCGTGCCGCATCAGGCCCCGGTCGCCTGGACCCGCGACGAGATCGAGCGACTCCTGGTTGCCTGCCGGTCGCTCCCGCGGTGGCACCGCTGCGGCCTGCGGCGGTCGGAGTGGTGGGCGCTCGCGATCCGTGTCGCCTATGACTCGGGCCTCCGTTGGGAGGACCAGGTCCGCCGGCTCCGCGTCGATCAGGTGACCGAGGACGGCGTGGTGGCGTGGGACCAGCACAAGACCGGCCGGTTCACGGTGTTCCAGTTATCGGAGGCGACGATGACCGCCCTGCGGGCCTCGCTCGTGCGGCGCCCCCGCGAGCTGGTCACGCCGTGGCTCGGCTCGCACGAGACGTTCAGCGATCAGGTCCGGACGTTGGTCCGGCGGGCCGGCGTCCGCCCTGGCACCTGGAAGTGGGTCCGGCGAACGTCCGCGACCGATGTGGAGATCCAGGAGCCGGGGGCCGCTCCGCGGCACCTCGGCCACGCCCCGGGGTCGAAGGTCGCCTATGCGTCCTACGTCGATCCGGCCCAGGTCGCGGCCGCCCGCCGCGGCGTGTCGCCGCGGCCGTTGTCGGTGCCGCCAGGCGATCGTCAGGCGGCCGGTTGACGCCGAGGGTAGGATCACACCACCGAAGCGGAGGGTGCCTTGCCAGACTTCAGTTTCCTCGAGGGCGAAGACGACGATGTCATACGCATCAACACCGCTACAAATCGGAGGCCGAAGCCGAAGCCGTCTCGCACGTCAATGCAGCAGCTTGACGCGATGCAAAAAGGGCTGGATGGTTGTGCCAAGCAGGTGCAGGGGTGCGGCTGTCTGCTGATGACCATCGGTGGGTTGATGCTGTTGCCGTTCCTCCTGGCCTTGCTCTGACGGTTGACCGCGGCCACCGATCGGCAATACTTGCGGCCATGAAGATCGACCCGAGCGAATACGTGCGAATCGGCACCGCGGCCAAGTTGGCCGGGAAGACCCGCGCGTACCTCAATCGCCTGATCGCAGCCGGCCGCCTCCCGGCGGTGGCCATCGACGGCCAAAACTTCATCCGCCGGGCGGACGCTGTCCGGTTCAAGCCCGCCCCTCCGGGCGGCGAAAAGTAGCCCCTTTCCGCGGGGAAAACAGGCCCACGGATTTTTTTGGCTCATGCCCTTGCATGACCGTATCCGATTGGATACAGTGTGGGCATGACGCGGGCGAGTGACCCGCGGCCGACAACCGGGAGACGAAACGATGAACGCGATCGCCACTAAGCCGATGACCTGGGCCGTTGGGTTTGAAAACGTCGCCTGGAGCCGAAACGACCCAAGCTGCGAAACGATCGAGGTGAAGGCCGTGACGGAAAAGGCGGTGCAAATCTTCAATGACCGCAAGGGACGCACGGCGTGGTTTCCGAAGTCGGCTTTCGAGCCCAGCACGCACGGCACCTGCTTTGTGGTGCGGCAGTGGTTCCGCCTCAAGATCACAAATCATCAGATGAAAACGCTCGGCTACATGGTTTGACCTACCACCCGCCCGCCGGCACAGGGCCGGCGGGCAACACCACCACGAACACCGGAACCCACCCCATGACCGCCGCCGAAACCATGACCGCCCGAATCGAAGCCCTGACCGACGACCAGATCCGCGACGTGATGTGCGGCCTGATGGCCGACTTCCGCCCGGAGTCCGACATCGTGTTCGCCGCCTGCATGAAGGTCGCCGAGGCCCGCATGTCCTCCGCCCTGTTCCTCGCCCTTTGCGGCGAACTGGAGGCCGCAGCATGAGCCGCTCGATCCTCGCCGCCGTCTGCGGCATGGTGTCCGGACAATGCAAGTGGATCGGTCGAGAGGACATCCACGTCTATTGCCACGCCCCGATGGTCGAGCGGCTCATGCCGACCGGCCGCATGGGCTGGCAGCCGGGGCCGGCCACCTATTCCGTCGTCTGCCCCGATGCCGGGCTGGAGCCCGGCACCTGGGTGACCGCACGCGAGGCCGTGCGGCTGATCGAGTCAGCCCTTGTGATGGAGGCCGCAGCATGAAAAGAGGAACGAAACTACCGGCGATGAACATCGAGCCGCATGAAGTGAAAAACATGCTCCGCGATTTGGTCAACATCCGCCACGAAGTGGACAGGATGATTCATCGCGTAGAAAACGCCATGGACAGGTATTTCACGCCAGTCGGTCAGGAGCCGCAAATCTCCGACGACGATTTCAAGAAAATCACATCCCGCTTGCCTCCGCGTGAATGTCGCGTGCTGATTCGATTGTCTGCGAACAGCGCCAAAAAACTTTCTGCACTGACAGTTCAAGAACTAAGGGGCGCACAAGGAGTCGGCCCGAAGACAGCGCTTCGGATCGAAAACGTGCTGCATGAGTTTGGTTACACGTTGCGGCAGGGGAGATTCCAATGATCCACGAAATCGAATCCCTCGCGTCAATCGGCTGCCGGTTCGTCCGGCTGGCCCGCCGCGAGAAGCGACCCGTCGGGGCCGCATGGCAGACCAGGAGCACGGGCAGCCCGGAGGACGTCGCCGCCTGGCTGCGGGCCGGGGCGAACGTCGGGCTCCTCCTCGGGCCGGCCTCCGGCGTGGTGGATGTCGAGTTTGACGAGTGGCCCGGGATGGAGGAGCTTGCCGCCTTCGGCCTGACCGACATCCCGACGCCTCGGTGGAAGTCGAGCCGCGGCGAGCACCGGCTATACCGCTGGGAGCCGTGGATGCCGCAGGCCGCCGTGGTGAAACTCGGGATGCTGGAGATCCGCATCGGAGGCCGCGCCGCCCAGAGCGTCCTCCCGCCGTCCAGGCACCCGGATGGGACCGTCTACGAATGGATTGTGAGCCCGCAGGAGGTCGCCGTGGCGGCGTTTCCTGCTCAACTGCTGGCGGGTGCGAAATGCGTAGCCTGAACTGGTCTTCCCTCGTCCACTCCCTCGTCCTGATCCGGCTCGGCCAAGAGCTGGGCACCGACTCGCGGCTGGCCCGGGCGATCCACGACGTGATCGAGATTGTCGTGGCGTTTGCCAGGTAGGGTTTCGCGATTCGCGAATCGCGAAAGCGGTGCCGCTGCCGGGCTTCGCCCCCACCCGGCAGCGGCCGCAGCGGCGCGGATGGGGGCTCCCGCCGGCGACCCGGCCGCGTGTTTCAGCGGCTCGGGGTTTCAGTGGCAGCGGTCGGATTCGCACCGACGATCTCCGGGTTATGAGCCCGGCGAGGACGACTGGCCTCCTCTACGCTGCTGGATTCAGTCTACCCGGCTGGCCATCTGCTCCAGCTGCACCCGCCATGACGGCGTGCTCCACCACAGGCCGAGGAGCACCTGACAGATAGCCGACGTCGTGCCGGCAAGGAGCATCGGCCACAGCGGCCCGACGCCGTGGGCCGCCTCCCACCGCTCGCGGACCTGTGCCCGCACGAGCGTGAGCACGTGGTCGATCGCCTTGTGGTTCTCGCCGCCGAGCCGCTCGATGTCCTCGAGGTGGCGGCTTGGCCAATGGCGGACCACCAGCCGCGTCAGTTCGTCCACCCGCCAGGATTGCGCGTAGTGGACCCGGGAGCCGAGCGTGGCCCGGACGTGGGCCTGGAGCGAGGCGAGGCCGTCGTCGGTCACCGCTGCCCTCCCGTCACGGCTTCGCGGATTTCACGCTGGGCTTCGGCCAACTCGCGGAGCGTCTCGGATTGCCGCTCCTGGGCACGGCCGAGGCCTTGGAGAGTTTCGCTGGTCTGCCGCAGGAACGTCGCGTGCGATTCGACGACCGGCACGACGACGGTGTGATGGAGCGCGGTCGCCGCCTCGCGGGCGCAAAACAGCACCACGCTCGCGACGACCACAGGGAAACCGAACTCCCTGGCGATGCGGATACCGACGTCGATCGCGTCGCTCGTCTGCTGTGTCACTGGTCGTCCTCCCACCACTTCTTCACAAGTGCCTGCACGATCGCCCCGATGGCCCACCACAGGAGCATGGTCATGAACGCGAACCCCGCGCGGCTCGCGTATTCGTCGCGGACACGGCCTTGCCATGTCCGCCGCACGTCTTCGCGGTCGGCCCTGCCACGCGGCCGAC